GATGATGGACGTTGCGGGAGCTGCCAGGACTCCGGTGACAAAGCTGTTCGGACGTTCACCTGCTGGTATGAACTCAACCGGAGAAAGTGACATGAATAACTATTATGACTATATCGACGGACTAAGGGAAAATCAGTTCCGGCCATTGCTTGAAAAGATTCTTCCAGTTATGCTGCTGTCGGCTTGGGGCGCCGTCCCTGATGATCTGGACATTGACTTTCCGCCATTGCAGACGCCGGATTCCAGCGAGATCGCTGACATTGCTGAGAAGAAAACCCAATCTATCATGTCGGTATATCAGAGCGACTTGATCGACGCTGCGACCGCCCAGAAGGAGCTTAAGGCCCTATCTGATGAAACCGGTATGTATAGCACCATTTCCGACGAGGCCATAAAGAAAGCGGAAGGAAAGACCTATTCAGACTACAAGGCAATGCAGGACCCCATGGCGGGATTCACGCTTCCGAGGACTTTTGAGGAGGGTGACGAGTAATGCCGCATATGATACGTCCTCCTGGTAGCAAGGATGAAACGGCTTACCTAAGGGTGTTGTTCCTAAAGACAGAGCAGAGGTTAATCGCAGAGATAAACCGGAAGCGCAGCCAAGGCTATGTTGATTATGCAGAGGTGGCCGCCTTAAACAGAACACAGCAGATCCTCCAGGAAATGGTGGATGAGAGCTGGAGTTATGTCCCAACCATGATAGAAAAGATATTCTATAAATCCGAAGCTGCAGCCAATGGTTATAAGAATGCCGCAGGACTTACTGCTTCTCAGCTGGGAATTGTGCAGCAATTATCCAATAACCTGTTGGGTGATATTGTGGAGGCTTCTATCACGGCACAGAAAAATATAGAAGACTCTTTTCGGATCGGAAGGCGAGACGTCGATAAGGTGAGAGAGGTGGCTTTGAAATCAGTGGCAGAGGCAAGAGCTGCAGGGTACGGTTCAGGGAAAGCAGCGGCCAGTATGGCCCGAGAATTACAATCCGTAGAAATAACGGCATTTACCGATAAGGCCGGGCGTGATTGGGGCCTGCAGGATTACTGTAATATGGCTACCAGGGCAACGGCCAGACAGGCTGAAGTATCTGCCATATTAACAGCAGATCCAGACCATGATTTATACCGTATCGTTAAGATTGGCAGCACCTGCCCCATATGTGCGCCGTTGGAAGGAAGGGTTTACAGCCGGTCCGGTACAAACCCGGATTATCCTCCACTGGCTTCTGCTTTTGGCAAGATTGATCCCAACGGTAGCAATGACCTAAGCAATACCTACTTAAATATCCACCCGAACTGCCTTCACGCCCTGGTCAAGTATACAACCATCGGAAAAAGTGAAGCCCAGATCCAGAAGGATAAGGATTTTTCTAGTTTTGAAAAGAATCCTGTTACAGCGGATCCCAGAAGCAAGAAGCAGATCGCAGCCTATAAAGAAAAGATCAGGAACCGGCAGAAACTGCTTAGTGATTATAAGCAACATGAACGGTACCGGGCGATACTTGGAAACGATGTACCGAAAAGCTTTGAAAAGTTTCAGGAATTAAAGTATAATAAGGGTGAGGGCTGGAAGAGTACTCAGGCGCTTTATCGTAAGACCAATGCTTACAACAAGATAATCCTTAAAGAACCGGTTATCACTGCTGATCTGACACAGATATCTAAAGATTCTGGCATACAAATGATGGGACTGGAATACAGGTTAAAATCAAAGGATTCCTTCCTGCGAAAGGTAGGAACAAAAAGCGGACATAGCCTTGATCCTAAAAGGATTAAAGATACCATTAGTTCTACTGATGATGTGATACGGTATACCTATCAGGATAATGCGTTATCGCTCACAAGTTCCTATAAAAACGTTGCAAAAGCTCTACAGGAAAAAGGATATGAGGTTGTAGAGGTTAAGAATCATTGGTTGAACAAAGGAAATCCATATAATGGCATTAACTGTACATTCAGGTCGCCTGGGAATCAGAAATTTGAAATTCAATTCCATACACCTGAAAGCTACGGAGTAAAGGACAGAATGCATAAGGATTATGAAGCCTGGAGGTTGTTAAGCGCTTCTTCTCCTGAAGCTATTGCGCTTAGGCGAAAGATGATGGAGCAGTCACGTGGGATGGAGATACCAGCAAATATCGAAGAGGTGAAGAATAAATGATTGTGACATATTATCACATCAAGGATTTGGACTTGTTGGGGAAAGAAGAGGATTACGTTCCCTATTTGTATAAGCCGGGCAAAGGCTGGGTTGTAGATAATGATAATATCTTAATGGATAGGGTTATGGGATTCGATGATTCAGAGCCGGGTAGTTCACCATACAAGATTGGAAATTCAGGCACCATGGACCTCGTGAAAGAGATCAGCCAAAAAGAAGTAGATAAGATCATAGCAAATTTATAGATACCATCGGTCAGAAAATGACTGGTGGTATTTTTGTACCCTAAGAAGTTGTGATATCACAACAGAAAGGAAATGGAATGCTTGCATATTACGGATATACCATAAGCCCTAACCAGATTGAGACTGGCGAGGGCTTTTTAATTTGCCGGAATGTCCCTATTGCCAGAACTGGCAGCATGGACTACTTGGAAAGCGAATTGAACACCGCAGGCAGTTCTTCCAAAATGGTTAAGGTGTTGCGATCACCGGAAGAAGTGTTTTCCCCTGCGGCACTATCCAGCTTTGAGGGGAAACCCGTAACCAATGAACACCCGCCGGAGTTACTGACCCCAGAAACATACAGTCTTTATGCAAAAGGGCATGCCCAGAATGTAAGGAAAGGCGAGGGTGCGTGGGAGGGCCATATGGTGGCTGACCTGCACATTCAGGATGAGACCCTGATCCGAGAAGTGCAAGAGGGTAAGAGGGAGATCAGCTGCGGCTATGAATGCAGTTACTCTGATAATGGAGATGGAACCTATTCGCAGCACGATATCCGTGGGAATCATGTGGCAGTAGTCACAAGGGGCCGGGCTGGTAAAAATGTTGCGATCTTAGATTCAGTAAAACAGATGGAGGCCGACCGGCCAGAAAGGAAAGATATTATGAAAAAGAGTTCATTGTTTAAGTTGTTTGCAAGAGCGGCTAAAGATGCCTCCCCGGAGGAGTTGGAGACCATGGCCGCCGATGCTGCGGAGGCATTAGACGGGGAAACGAAGGTTGAACCAGCAGCTCCTGCAAAGGAAGAAGTAAAGGACTTTTCCAGCATGGATGCAAAATTGGATAAGCTTATTGAATTACTGTCTGCCAAGAAAGAGCCGGAAGTCGATCAGGATCCGCTGGAAGGTCTGATTAAGGCACTTGCAGGAGGAGAAGGGGAATCGGCTCCCGGTATGGAAGCAAAGGTGATTCCTGCTGAGGAGCTTGACAAGGCTACCGGCACAGCAGATAAGGCTATTATGGCTGAGGTTATTAAACAGCTCCGCCCGGTAATTGCTGGAATTAAGGATTCAGCTGACAAAAAGGCTGTTACGGATTCACTTATCGCCTGTTTAACAGATAAAGATTCTGTGAGCGATATTGCAAAGATTGCAGCCACTACCCAGAAGAATGCAGCCAGGCTGGCAGATAAGCAGACAGGTATTGATCTGGACGCTTGCCAGTCTGCTTATGATGCTATGAACCCACACAAGAACGGAGGTAAGAAATAATGAGAGGACAGGTAATTGGAAAGAGTATGACACACGGTTACGCCGGAGATTATTCAAGGCAGCCGGACATGATTATTGATACGCACCCGCTTGGTGGTGCTGTTGCTGTAAAGTTTGGTACACCTCTGGTCTATGATAGCGACAGCAATGTTGTAGCCTTTGGGGAGAGCAATACTGCTATTGACTTTGTAGGTGTGGCTTCCAGGGAGTTCAAGTCAGCGACGGCTTACCTTTCCCAGTCAGCCGGGCAATACGAGCCGGGAGAAGCAACGAGTACATTTAAGCGTGGGTGCATTAATGTGCTTTGCAATGTGGGCAGCCCTAAACTTGGCGGGAAGGTATATATCCGAACAGAAAAGAATGCAAGCATTCCCACAGGCGTTGTTGGTGGTTTTGAAGCAGTAGAGGATACTGGAAAAACGGTGGAACTGACAAACTGTGAATGGCACGGTGAAAAGGACGCCAACGGCGTAGCAGAAATCAGGATCTTATCCTGCAACAGAGCATAAGGAGGACAATTCAATATGAAATATCAGAATATGGGAACATTTGATGCGGGTGTGGTGACTGCTCCATCAACCGGAGCTGCGGCTCCACAGAAGTTTCAGGCCATGGATGCTGCCGCTATCGCAAACGGCGGAGCGTTCCTACAGTCTGAACTTGAAAAGAGAGATAATGTTATCAGGCAGCCTCTTACCAGTTTTACATACGGACGTGATATTCCCGTTCGTGTAGGTGGTGGTTGGGCTGAATACGTTTCCGCTATGAATGTGGAATATGGAGTAGCCGGAGGCAGTGAGGACGGTCCTGTCCACGCAGGTGGAGCCAATGGCATCCCGATGGTGCAGGCTAATTTTGATAAGGAGCTGTTTAGGACTCATGTATTTTCCGTTGGCATGAGAATTGGTTTCGTGGATATGCAGCGTGGAAACATGACTGGGCGTAGTTATGAAAGCATTTTAAGAGATGGCGTCAGAATGACCTATGATAAGCACATGGATGCCAATACTTACGTTGGCATTAAAAGGTACGGAAGCACCGGACTTATTAACAATCCAAACGTAACCACCGCAAATGCAGCTTCCACCGGGACTGGTAATTTGACTACGTTTAAGAGTAAAACTCCGAATCAGATCCTGCAGGATATTAATGATGCTATTCTTGCAGTATGGGCGACAGCAGAATATGACAGGGAGGCAATTCCCAATCACATTCTGATGCCTTATGAGCAGTTTAACTACCTTGCAACAACCAGAGTTTCTGAGCTGGCAGAAAAAACAATTCTCACATTCCTTCTGGAGAACAACGTTTCTAAGCAGAACGGAACGGAGCTTTATATTGGGGGAGCGTCCTGGTGTAAGGGAACGGGCGCAGGTGGTACTGATCGCATGGTGGTTTACATTAATACAGAACGTTTTGTTGCCATGGACGAACTGGCGCCTCTTAACCGAGCAATGACCCAGCCGAACGCAACAAATCTTTGTTATGATACCGCATATCTTGCGAACATTTCCGAAGTGCAGATGTTTTACGAGAATATCATGCGCTACGTTGACGGAATTTAAGGAGGGCCACCATGTTTATAAACAGTAAAAAGAACTTTGAAATCTGCGAGGGGGAGAAGAAGTTTATTATCCCTCGTGATTTTATTGGCGAAGTCCCCGCTTGGGTGGCGAAACACTGGTTAGTGCTTGCGGCCATAAAAGACGGGTCCATCGCCACTCCTAAAGCAAAAAAGGATAGAGCACTGGAACAGGCAGATGCGGAAGCCGAAGTAAAAGCGGATGTAGCCGACAAGCGGGAAGAATAAGGAGGATACGGCATGTCTGAGCAGTTTCATGGTTTAATATCCGCAGCGGCCAACATGCCGCAGCCGGGTGAGATTGGAACCTACACAAAGGAAATGTTCCTGACTGATTTTCCACAATTCACAAAAAAGCATGTCAGCCAGGGAGAGGAAGAAGAGAACCAGATCATAAGTCTGGTTCCTGATCCCATGCTGCAGGTATTCATTAACAACTCTAATGCAAGCATTTTGCCCAGCCGGTACGGTGAGATATGGAGATATGCAGCTGGGCTTTATGTGGCCCACTTTTCTGCACTATACTTGAAAACTTACTCTGACGGATCCGCTACTCCGGCCAGGGCTGCCGCAACCGGTCAGCAGGCCGGTCTTGTGAAAGAGGCCACCATGGGTGATACGACCATAAGGTATGATAATGAGGCAATCACGGAAGCAAGCGCCAAATGGGGATCCTGGAACGCTACACAGTACGGCCAACAGCTTGTGACTATGGCCCGCATGATCGGTATGGGAGGTATGTATGTCATTTAATAATCCTATCTTTGAAAACTGGTATACTGATTCCATGAGCATTTCCAGGAATGTCCCTTATAAGGTTGGAAATATTGATAAACAGAAACGGGAGGAAATGTACAAGGACATTCCCTGCCGGATTTACAGTACCAAAAGAAACGGTCCTTCATGGAAGGAGACAGCGGCCACCGCTACTGCTACGGATAAAGTGGCCTGTGATGTGTCGGTGGATCTAAGGGCAGGGGATATGCTTATGATAGTAAGAGGTGGTCTTTTGGGAAGCAACCGGGAGCCGGAACGGTATTTTGCTGGTCTTCCGCAACCTTATTATGATCCTGTTGGTGGAGTCCTTTCCGGATTAGAACACCAGGAAGCCGTTCTGCTGATGGACGAGGTAATTAAGTAGGGAGGGACTCATATGTCAACCTTTGGGCAGGCTACCAGGAAGCGGCTGGAACAGCTACGGAAGCAGGGACAGAACGTGCCTAAAATTATGGAGGAAGTTATGGAGGGGGCCACGATCGCAGCAGTAGAACGGGCTACGGAGTTGACTCCACCAAATGGATCCGCTATATCCGGAACCGGAACCCGATCAGGAGACATGGCTCAGGCATGGGAGCTGGATAGCATTACAAAGCCGGTAATGACTGGTGGGGGCGTACGGACCACTCTTGCAAACAACTTGCAGTATGCTTCCTATGTAAATGATGGCCATCGTATGGATCAGCACTTTGTACCGGGTCTAATCATAAATGGCAATATGCTTGAAAAAGTGGATCCTAAGTATGGTGGTATTACGGTGGGAACTAATACGCCTTATGTAAAAGGAAAGTATATGAAGCAGGCGGCGGTTGGGCGCTATAAAAATGTTGTGAAAAAGGAACTTGATAAGCGGATAAAGGAGAATTTCAAATGAAATTTACACTTGAAAAGTTAATAGATTTCATAGGTGGAGCTTTGAAAGAAAGCTATCCGGATATTTCAGTATATAGTAATCCAAATCAGCAAGGGACAGAAGTTCCTTGCTTTTTTATATTCTTCATGCCGACCGAAACCGAAAATCGGGTAGGTCGCCGTTATGTTCGGAATATCGGAATTGATGTGGTGTATCTGGTTGAAAGAAACGATCCGGATGCGCATGATCAGCTAGTGTCTGTTGCGGATCAGCTGGACTATGCTCTGGAATTTATTTCCTATGAGGACGGGAAGCTACGAACCTATAACCGGGAATGGAAGATTGACGATGGAGAACTGCATTATCAGTTCACTGTTAAGGCAATTGTTTCTTACCCGGACAACACACCCACGATTAAAGAAGTAGAATCCTATGAAGGAGGTATAAAACAGGATGTCAATTAGGAATATGCCAGTTAAGTATAAAACAGAGTCCCTGCTTAAGAGTAAAGCGTTCGCAAGCTATCAGCAGGATTTTGCCAGGGCGTTGCTCCCTGATCCGGAGTATACCATGGAAGAAGCGAAAGAAATATTAGATAAGTTTTTTGGAAAGAAGGAGGGGAAATAGATGGCCGGAGGAACTTGGACCAGTCAAAACAAAAAGCAACCGGGCGTGTATATCAATGTTAAGTCAAACATGGCACGGGGAGTCAATGTAGGAGATCGTGGTGTTGTTGCGATTTGCGAGCCGTTATCCTGGGGCCCGGAAGAGGAGCTCATGACGATTAATGTCGGTGATGATTTTGTCCCATTCATCGGATATGATTCTACAAATAGTAAGGCGCTGTTTTTAAGAGAGATTTTTAAAGGCAGCGGACATACAAGGGGGCCTATTAAGGTCATGTTATACCGCCTAGCCACAACGGGCCCAGCAAAGGCACAAGCAACCCTTGCGCCGCTTGTGGTCACTGCAAAGTACAACGGCGTAAGGGGTAATGATATCTCAGTTTCCGTTATAGCTGATCCAGATAGTGAGGGGGGCTTCACAGTACAGACCATTGTTGACGGAGCCGTAAAAGACACACAGACCGGTAAGACCGTTGCGGATTTGAAGGACAATGACTGGGTTGTATTTTCCGGAACCGGAGATTTAGCGGCCAGTGCAGGAACAGCCCTTTCAGGAGGCGTAGACGGAACCGTAAACAATGCGGCCTATTCTACATTTTTGACAGCCTTAGAACCCTACACCTTTAACATACTTATCTATAATGGCTCTGACAGCACTGTACAGGCTGCTTATGTGGCCTTCATTAAACGGATGCGGGATATGGGCAAGAAGTGCCAGGCTGTTATGGCGGGCGTTGAGAGCGATTCTGATGCTGTTATTTCAGTAAAGAATGGAGTGGTACTGTCAGATGGAATCACTCTCACCCCTCAGCAGACAGCTTGGTGGGTTGGCGGAGCAGAAGCAGGAGCAAATTACAGTGAATCCCTGGTATACGCACAGTATCCGGACGCTGTGAATGTTTCTCCCCGACTGACCGCATCGGAGATTGACGAGGCACTAAGTAAAGGTCAAATTGTGTTCTTTGAGGAGTTTGGCAGTGTAAAGGTAGTTTCAGATATCAACACCCTTACTACTTACACACCAGATA